GCACATTGGTCATGTTGGTCTGCAACTGATCCTGCACCATGTTCATCTCCTGCGTATAGAGTCCCATCACAGTCTCATACTGCGACTGAGACAGACCTGCTGCGTGCATTGCTGCGTTGCGCTCTGTGAGGCGCTCTGTGTCCAGCTCTAAGCCTTCTGGCAAGCCATCAAACGTGTAGTCACCTGCCGCCTCTGGACGACCTGCTGCGTTGTAGAACTCTGCAAGCTCCTCAGGGGAACTCTCAGCTGTTGGAGCCTTGAGGCCACCTACTTCAGCAGAACCCATGCGGGACTGAAGGTTGAGGTAGCTCATGGTGAGGCCATCGATGTCCTTGATCTTACCCTTGACGCCTTCAAAGCCCTTGTGGCCCGTGACTTCCTCGGATAGACCGTCATACCATGACGACGGAGCTTCTGGTGTCGTGACTGGTGTCGTGACTGGTGCAGTGTCTATGAGGTTTTCACTTCCACTGGATGCCTCTGGTGAGGCTGTTTCTGTTGCTACTGCGGTATCTGTTGAGATATTATCGCTCATTTTGACTATTTGGGTTTGTTATTTAGACTCTCGATCGAGTGCCTTTAAATGATTATGCACGTCACTTGCAAATGACTGTCGCCCTTGGTTGAAGGCGTTCTGTGTAGGCTCAGCTGAGAACACTGTCTTGCCGTAGCCACACTCAACGTCCATTGCCACTAGGAAGGCATTGAAGTGAGTGTTGCCCTTCAAGGCATACAGTGAGTCCCGCAGGAGTGGTTTCTTCCGTAGTTGAGTTGTCTTAGTCATTACTGTTGAGCCTGCTCCATCTCCATTGCTACTGGTGAACCTTCCTCTGGCTTCTTGGTCGGGTCAATTGGCGCTATAGCCTCCTGATCGATCATTTGCTGCTGCTGAGCTTGTTGCTGCTGTGCTGCCTGTGCGGCCATAGCATCCATCTGATCACGCTCGTAATCGGTGACGATATGCTCGTAATTGATGTTGTGTGCCTCAGCGAACTCCACAGCCATGTCCTCGACCTTAACGATGCGAGCTAGCTCAGGATTCTCACGTGCCACTGTAAGCAGCATGACGATGCTCTGGATGGCCTGCATGGTCTTCTGCTGATCCATGAGGCTGAGCTTGGTGTCTAGCTGTGAAATGTAGCTGACCTCGAAGTTGCCGCCCGCTACGGTCTCGTCAGGAGATTCAATCACTCCAGCTTCGATCAGTAGGTCCAGCACTCGGTGAATCATTGGCGACCAGAACTCCGAACGTAGGCGGGAGATCATTGGCCCGATACTGGCGAACTGCTCTGCCTGTAGTGCGTCGATCTCTGTAGCTGTCTTGTCCGTGTTGCTCTGCATCACTGCTAGGAACACATTCGTGAAGAACTGGCGACGAATCTCATCACTCAACCGCTGGATGTCAGCCTGATCTGCCTCAGGGTTGTGAGTCCCACGAAGCTGTGTGACCTCCCCTGCGGTGTGGATGACGCTGTTGGGGGCAATCTCATCAATGTCCAGTGTCTCGTCGTCCTTGACCACTGTAGGAGGCCGTGAAGCCATCTGTAGCGAGTCCTGCATCTGTGCCTCGGCTGTGTTCAACCCACGGATAGTAGGAAGCGCCATCTCACAGCAACCTAAGCCGTAAGGTGAGCCGTCATGGCGCTTGATGAACCGAGCTGTCGGGTAAGGGAACGAACGATAGCCGCCAACCTTGACGACACGCTTGTCCTTTACGCAGACATACTCGCTACGGAAACGCATTGAGCCTGCATCTGCACGACGGTAATCATAGTCAGGGTTCTCCGACACGCATAGAATGTAGTCGAACTTCAGTCCTGACTTGGAAATGTCACCGTAAGCCTCCTTGCCATCGGTAGATAGCGCACTCTCACCGAACATAGCCACTACGTCATCAGCAGTGAGCTGTAGGAGGCGCTTGAAGCCCTTCACCTGCCCTTGGTGGTTCTCAGTGATGTATACGTTCGCTGTGATGGGTATCGACGTGAATACAAGCTCTGAGGTGTCCTTGTCGAACTCCACTCCACAGATGCCTGTGCCGAAGTTAGCCCATATGCGAGTGAACTCACCGTACACCTGACCGAAGTTTGAGTTCTGCATGTACTCGGTGATCTTGTTCGTAGCCTTCTGTAGCCACTCCTTCATCGAGTCACGATCGTCATCAGATGCAGCACGTAGCGCAAAGTTGCGGTCCGAGTTACTGTAGCTGTGTGAATAAAGATTGGAGCCAAGCAGGATAGCTTCAGACGTCGCGACAGAGGATACAGGGCGCTGGTCTTGCCCCTCTGCCTTGCGATTGTCCGTGTTGCTGCCCTCCATTGACGGAAGGACTAGCCGCTCGATGTCTCGAAACGTTGTGTCCACATTAGCACGTGCGCTCTTCGCTGCCCCGTATGCTGCAATGATCTTTACTGCGCGATCATCCTGAGTTCCCTCAGATGCCGCATAAGGTGTTGATTTGCGCTGTGCCATGTTTATCCGAGGATTGTTGAACGTTGCGATGTTACTGCCTGATTGCGGCCCTTCTGTGCTGCCATACGACGACGCTCAGCGTCACCCGCTGCTTGTGCTTCAGGGCTTTCCTCTGTCGTTGGGGCTACTGGCGTTGGTGGAGTGACTGGCTTCGGTGCTTTTGGTTTACTGCCCATGATATTTGATTGAGTAGGTTAATGGAGACTCCTGAGTGAAGCCTAACTTGTTGACAAGCTTGGCGATAACAGAACCCTCGTCAACCTCACAGAATAGCTCTGTAATGCCGTATACGTTCGCTGCTATGCTCTGTGCCCTCGGGAGACACCAGAGGACGTCCTTGATAGCATAGCGTCCACCTGTGGTGCCAAAGTGAAGGAATGCACCAGCCTCATCGGTCATAATGGCAAAGAAGCCAACATATTTGCCGTCCTTGAACACGACATGGAAGATACCGAACCGCAGCACATACTCCGCACGCGACTCCTCGGGTAGCCACGGATGACAGTCAGGGAATGCAGCCTCAACCAGCTCCAAGGCAAAGTTGACGGTGGCCTCATCGGTAGCGTGAAAGATCTCGTATGCTCCGCTCATTAGTATCGTCTCGACCCTCCACCCGCTACCTTCACACGGTTTGTCTTGAGCCTGTGGGACGTCCCTACCGCTGGCATTTGAGCCTTAGCCCAATAACGCACAGCATCGATGCCGTGATTGTACTTGTCGATAGGTGTGTTCGTGATGATGCCCTGTGGGTTCACCTTCCAAGTGTAGCTGGCAAACTCCTTGATGAGCTGACGTGAGTTGCAGTGTATCTTGATCTTGAAGCGCCTGAGGAGCTGTATGCCCTCCGCTATGGAGTCCTTGCCCTTAGTGCAGTTGATGGCATTGAATCCATACGTACGCAACGCCTTGGTGGTCTGAGGGTACGCACAGTCCACGTAGATCGGCTGGTCCTTAGGTATCTCCTCGCTTTGCATCACCTCAACCAGCGACCCGTCACTGCTCTCAGCATTGGGAAGGTCTGTGATGCCTGTAGCCCACACTCTCTGACGCAAATACAGCGTATTCTGTGCAAACCTGCACTCAATCAGCGTGGTAGGGTCAACGAATCCAACGTCACAACCGAAGCCACGACGCTCGCAGGCATCCAGTGACGGCCACTCATCGGTCTCTGTCCAGTTACGGAAGATCAGACCCTTGAGGATAGCTGGCTTGCCTAGCCCGTATATCTGCCACATAGCGTCATCCGCTGTGCCCTTCTCAATGTTCTCCTTGGTAGGCTCGTACCCTAGGATGGTCTTACGCTCACCAGCAGGCAGCAGAGGGTTGTCACGGAACGTTGAGTCGTGGTAGGCGTAGTCAGGATTGGCTCTGAACTTGTAGATGAAGTGATCGTAGCTCGGGTTGAAGTCAGCAATGACGAAGGATGTCCGCATTGCGATCTGATTGAATGACTCGTAGTTCACCTCAGTCACCTCATTCATGTATGAGATGTCATCCCGCTTACCTTTACGGTTCTCAGCCTTATCACAGCCGTTAAAGGCTATTATAGAGCCATTACGGAACTGA